GATTACGCAGGAAGTTTTAAGGGCGGTGGCTGTCTTTTCCCTTGCGAGGTGAGGCCCATGGGAACATGGAATAATCTTCAGGAAGGTTTCACAGTCAATGAGCGTCTTCCAGACACTCTCGTTGATGTTGCTGTTTGGCACGTTTTTAATCACGCTCCTCAGCTATATCGACAAGCACCACAAATAAAAAAGCCGCCCTGTGTAACTTTGGTAGAGGTCACAGGACGAGCTAAAATCGTTTATTAAATTTCTGGGTCTAGAATTTTTGGTGTTGGTAGTAATCAACACTGGAGATGCTAGACCCTTTTTAGATCGAAACAGGCACACTAGTCTAAGTTCAAAAGCAACACAAAACCAAGTTAAAAACCGTTGTTCAGGATGATGGGGCTACAGAACGATGAAAGTATCAGGTTAATCTCAACGGTATCAATAAGTCCCAGAATACAAAGGTCTGGCAACATACGTTGCGCCTATTCTGGCACAAACCAATCAACAAACATTGGCCGTGCAAGTTGATTCATCAGTTTGTGATTTACGTTTCTAGATTATATTGCCTTCGAATGAACCATTAACCTGTTGGTAACCAACTCACGAATAACAGAGTGGTTAATCATCGATGGACAAATGCATTCTGGAGCTTATTAATACCGTTGAAATTGATAAATTGGGGCTTGACAAGGGTCACTTCATAACAGACGAGAAGTTCACCGAACAATTAACAGCCAATTATTGACGGTGTTCTATTTGCCCTTACTAGTTGCAATCATTCACGTTGGCGTTGCATTACCCTTTGTTCAGCGTCTGCTACGCGTCTTCGGTCTCACAAACTGGTACTTCTTCCTCAATGTCTCGCTGATTACATTAGCCATTCTGGCGCTAGTATACGTTCTTGTCTACAAACTGACCCGAAATATCTACTACCGGGTTGTTTCCGAATGACCACCATCCTCTCGATAAGAATCTCTCCCACGAACAGCTCAAAACACTGATTTCATAAGCTATTGATTAAGAATTGACCTGTATGCATTCACTGCTACCGGTCGATTTTTTTCGTGCAGCAATTCTCCATCAGGTAATTCAGGTAATTCGTCAAAGAAATATTTAGAAATCGCTTTCATAAGTGACCAGAAAATTTGTCTGGAATTATGTAGCCCAATAAATCAGACGAGGAGGATAACCCAATGAGTAGTGAGCAAGAAGTGACGCGAATGTTTATTTGCTATGTACAACAAGCCCTCAAAAATGAACGAATCAATCGGTATAAGGCATCTCTTCGGCAAATCAAGGAAATACCACTGGAGGCCTGGATACTGGAAGAAATCGAAGATTCCTATCATCTCGATGAATTCAGGTTGACCGATGAGGAAATCGAGCATCTTGAAGACTTCATCGAAAGTGAGAAATTATCAAGAGCAGTTTCCACCCTTTCTTCGACAGATAAAACGGTCTTATATCAATATTATTATGGCGAACTCAACGACGTCGAAATTGGCAACCGTAGTGGCAAAACAAGTCAAGGAATTAATTATCGGCGTCAGCGTGCACTAAAACGAATTCGGGTAGCATACACAAACCTGTAATGGATGCGGAGGCATATTCGATGCATTACTCAGAGATTGATAACCTAGTACCGGTTATTTTAGCAGTTCAGGAGGACGACAACAACGCTATTACGCTCTTGCTTGAATTATTTGGTCGTGTTATTGACTACGAGGCCAGATACGGGCACCGGCATATTGATCCGGATTTAAGGCAAGAGCTTCAAATCAAACTGATTTACATTGCAAAGTGTTTCGATGTTGAGAAGCACCTTGCAATGTCTTCAAAAAAAATCGGTCAGAAAAAAACATAAACTTTTTTCGCCATCTCTTTCATTTCACCCCGCTTTCGTTGTCTGTATATACGAAGCGGGTTTTTATTTTCCCGCCAACGTTCTTTGACAACTGAATGGCATCGTTCAGCAACGTAGGCCTCACAACGCCATGACCTCTCACGAGCGAGCGATTAACCAGTAGGCTGGATACTTGCACGTCACCCTGACGAAACAAGGGATAGAGGCTCTCTTTAAAATCCTCGATAGCCGGTTGGAACCGGGCTGAATGATGACGAAACACGTATTGTTTTTTGCACCAGGTATTGTTGCACGTAACTTTTGGATGGTAGACTGGAGCATCGGTACGATCCGTGCTCCCCGGAAAGGAGAAGAATATGGTTCACGTGATCACGATGACGAAACACGAACTGGTTGCTCTTGGGTATGGTGCCTCACGCGCACAGGACATTATTAGACGCGCTAAGCTGCTGATGGTACGCAAAGGTGTTCCCTACTACAAAAGCCCGAAGCTCGGACGCGTACCGGTAACTGCTGTTGAAGAAATACTGGGTCTCCAAATTAGCACGCGCACGTTGGCGGAACTCGCCAAAACCATGCACTCCGAATCAACAAAGGAGAAATAAAACATGGCTACAACTAAAGACCCAATCAAAACACGCAAGAATGGTACTTTCTACTTCCGCGCCTACCTCGGTGTTGACCCTAAAACAGGCGAGAAGATCCAGAAGCAGGTTGGTGGCTTCACGACACGTCGTGATGCACGCAAAGCCTACAAGGAAATGGTCGGTGGCAGTGTAGAGAAAGTTGTCGCGGAACGTGACCAACAACACATTCAATTCAAACAATTCTGGGAAGAATTCTTTCTTCCGTGGTACAAGAACCAAGTGAAGCCGCAAACCTACGACAGTCGGCGTTCCAGTTTGAAGCACTTCAAGATGTTTGAGCACATGTACATGGACAAGATTAAGCCCGTGGACATACAGAAATGGCAGAACCAAATGACCTGTCAAGTAAGTAAAAGTTACACTCGCTTAGTCCAATGCATGCTATCACGCGTCTTTCAACGGGCCATTGTACTCGGCTTCATGAATGAGAACCCCACCAAGACCGTCGGCAACGTTAAGAAAGTGAAGAACCAAGTGGACTTCTGGACGAAGGAAGAATTCGAGGCGGTCATTAAGACCTTCTATATCGAAGACTTCTACCAGCACTTCTGCTTCTTCACTCTCTGGTTTCTGTTTATGACTGGTATGCGCATTGGTGAAGCAACCGCCCTGCAATGGGACGACATCGACTTTGAGGAAGGCACAGTTCGGATCAACAAGACGCTGTGGTTACGCAGCTACACGAACTACTCCTTCTCCACACCGAAGACCAAAGCCAGCAATCGCACGATTCCACTGGATGCAAAAACGCTTGAGCTTCTCTCCGATTGGAAGAAAGCACAAGCGCTTGAGTGTAAAACTGATTTTGTTCTATCGTTCAACGGCGTTCCTACTCGCCGGGATCTGGTCATGCGAATCATCAAGCGGCATGCAGCTCTGGCAGGAGTCCATCGCATCCGCGTTCATGCTTTACGGCATTCACATGCTTCGCTATTGATCAGTCTGGGTGAGAACCCACTGGTGATTAAAGAACGCCTCGGCCACGAAGATATTCAGACGACGCTCGGAACTTACGGGCATTTATATCCGAATATGAACTTTGAGGCCGCCAAACGGCTGAATGGTCTAGTCGAAATTTCGACCGCTAAATCAGACGTGGCGCAGGTTCAAAACAACGGTGTTACCGCTGGACTTGCACCAGAAGTTGCACGATAGTTGCACGAGCGGGGTAGTCAGTCATCAAAACGTTGATATGTCAACGTTTATAAGCGAATTCTGTCTATTCCCACTCAATCGTTGCATTTCTTGACCTAATAGCTTTTAAATATGTGTGTTCCATTTTCTTTCCATATTTTGGTTAAATTTCGCATTTTGTGCACAAAAATAAGCCTCCCGCCATTGCTGGTAGGAGGCATTTTTCGTATTTCGAAATGCTAATGTACAAAAAAGTTAATCATTCCACAGCACAGTAATAGTCGAGAACCTTTTGTGTGCTAATAAACATAGGATATTGCTTTAAATCTGGCCCATTTTCAAAATCTATGCCGTCTAGAATTATAAATCCGGCTTTTTCATAAAAAATTACGGCGTCAGGCAAAGCGTGCAAAACAATTCCGCCAAATCCTATTCCGTGATCAAAATAAGCAGAAGCAACGTCTGATAAAAACATTCGCATCATTATTCGACCATAGCCGATTCTTTGGTATTCCCTTGCAATTGCAAAGTAATCCAAGTTAATGGCAGGATAAATAAGCCGATCGCCAGCCTCCATATTTTCTAAATCCTCAGAACATAGCATTCCTTCCTCAGTAAATGATTGAAAATCGGGATTCCTTATTTCAAATGTTCTAACGCTGGAGGAATAGAATCCTATAACTTTATATTTAACGGTCATTAAAGTAGTTTGAGTGTGGAACTCAGTATCAGATTGTTCTGCTTTATCATGAAAAAAATCGTCAATTATTTTTTCCCCGCTTGAAAAGCTACGGGTATCAATCATTGATGATAAAAGCGTATTCGTTTCAACTTCCGGATGACTAGAGTCCAATTATTTATTGCCTCGAAGATCAGTCACAGTTACTTTTGGCCCGGCGCTCAAAAAAGTACGCATACTTTTCAAAGATTTCTGGTAATCCTTATCATTAACAGGCTGAATAACAGGCTGAATAATTTTTACCGCATTTTCAAATGATTGATTGTCCTTAAACTTTAATACGCGATTAAACTGCATCTCTGCCATAAGCGCACCTCCTTAGGGCTATTGTAGCATTCCATGTGTCAAGTCTGTGCATAAGTCCTGTTAACAACACGCATAATTGCCTGTTTGACAGCATTTATTTAACGTCTGCAAATAAACACGTATGCCACTAAAACGTTGATATATAGCAGGTTACAGACAATACGTCACATTTGTAAAAATGAGAAAGTTTTAATAAAAAAGCCCTCTGCTCGCTAACGCGGGTGGAGGGCTTTTTTGTTACCTGATATATCAGTATTCTTCTCCGTCCCAGCCACGTAGACCAGGAGGACCGCAAACGGCTGATTTATGCTCCAAGGCCATTGTCACAGACTGAACGGAGGCAACAGCATCTATAAGTTCATCAGTTGAATGCTTGTCTGAAGCGGAATCCAGCAACTCTGAAACGGCTCTCATTAAGTCACGTCTCACATATCTTTGCTCAATAACTCGTGCTTGATCAATTTTTTTAGACATATGCACTCACCTTATTTAAATTTTTTGGTTTCAACGGCAACCCATTACCTGATGTACAGGCTTTCATTTGGGTAGATCAGGCTGTAGATTGACTTGCCATTGTTAGCGGCTAGCGTGTACATGCTGATGCCATACTTGCTGGCAATGCTCCAGAAGCTGTCACCAGAGCGTACCGTGTAATACGTGTGACTCGGTGCACTATAGCTGCTAGAACGTGAGCCATAGCTTTCGCCACCATTTACGCCCAAGGCAACATAATGATACCTGCCTGAGTAGCTGAGATAACGCGCCCAAACATATGTGCCACGGATATACACGTGATCATAAATCACACTTTCACCGGGTGCATAGCTACCAATGGATGCATAGCCGGTACCGGCACCAGTGCGGATGTTAACAGTCGCGGACGGCTTGAACACACCAGTTTGTGCATAGTCGGTATCACTGGCTGCATTGGATTTCGCTGGCTGGCTTGGTGCCGGTGTTACAGGTGCTGACGGGCTAGGTGTCTGATTCGCAGTAAAGAAATCATCATATAGCTGACTAACATCAAAGTTACCATAGCTACCGGCGAATTGTTGATCACTCCGAAATTGCCAAGCATGATGGCTCGTGTATCGATCACGACTCGTGTTATATGGATAATCAGCAATCCAGCCTTTATCAACAGACATTTTTGTGCCAACCCAACTACCCATTGTATAGATAGTTGACCGATACCCAGCTGCTTGAATAACTTCCATAAATGCCTTGTTGTTTGCGGTATTCGCCGCATAACTATTATTAGCTTGCTCGCTTGCCTCCACATCGGTTGCTAGAACAGCTCCAATTGGAAGACCTGCAGACTGAGCTGCGGCTACAGCAAATCGTGCTTCTGCACGTGCTCCCTCAACTGTGGTGTAACGGGCAAAGTGATAACCGTTAAGATAAAGTCCCGCCTGCTTGGCGCTCGCCAAATTATACTTGGCTGTTGGGTCTACATAAGTAGTCCCCTCACTAACCTTTTGAACAACTGCTTTGACTCCATAATGAACCAGCATGTCATAGTAATTGTCATACGTCATCAATCCGTTGTGATTGGAAGTATCCACCATATCGGTATTTGCTGCATTGACCTGCGATGGCATGGCAAAAGAAATAGCCGCCAAGAAGGCGACTACCAAAGTGATTAGTTTAGTTTTAAATTTCATGGTGCCCTCCTTTATTCTTTGTCAATTTGGATTGCACGATTTTCAAATTTTTTGTACGCATCAAGGTACAACTCGTGTTTATCACCATTGTACGTTATCTCGTAGTACATGCCGTCGCTGACGTTTGTACTAGCCAGTGCCTTTGAGTTCTGAAGCGCTTTGCACGACCAAACGATATATACATCATCTGGAGTGATTGAGCTTCCATCGGTCTTATCCATGTGGTCATTTGTATAATCAGCAACTAAACGCTGACACGTGTTTCTAAAATCTAAGTCGTTCATTGATTTTCCCCTCCTTATTGCTGTGGAGCAACAGATGATGGTGCCAGCTGAGCCTTAACTGCGTCTGCGGCTGCTTGAGCTGCGGCAGCTACCTTGTCTTGATTAGATGCTTCCTGATCAACTGTCTTTTGTGGATAGGTTTCTGCTAGGCTGTCTTTCAAGTCTGCAAAAGCTTTCTCAACCGCATTGGCAATTGTCTGCTCGTCTGTGTTGGTGAAACCAAGCGATTTTAATCCGTCTTTCACAGCTTGAATGGCAGTAGATTTCTTAACCGCACCGTCAATCGCCTGTGTCACACCAAGCTGTTCTGCTGCTGTTACCGCAGCGTTTGCCAATGGGCCTAATACCTTTACCAAGGTGAGTGCCTGTTTGTTAGCCAGCAACTGTTTTGAGATCCAAGCCCCAATGATTGGGACTGCCGCTACTGCAAGTGATACCAAAAGTTCTGTCAAATTATTCATCATCATTATCTCCTTTAATGCCTACATGGTCTTCCAATCGAGTAATCCTAACCGAATGGCTACCGAGCTCGTCATCGTGTGTCCTCAGATGTTGTCCCAAATCTGCCAGCGACTGTTCGTGCAGCTTGAGCTGACGATTAATCGTCTCTGAAAGCACTTGAATATCAGAACGCAATGGATCTAAGGCAATCTTTTTGAACAGCCAACTGCCCGCGCTTACGCCCACCCCTATGATTGATATGAACTCCGCCCAGTCACCAATCGTGTATCCAAAAAAAGTCACTTTATCACTTCCTTCCACAAAAATAGCCGCTAGCTTTTGCTGGCGACATAGTCATTGCCTGTAATTTGTTTGTATTGATCTGGGGTAATCATTACCGGTACATAAGGTGTTAAATCAATTCCCCAACTGTAAAGTAGTGCACACTGATCATAATTAGTCACTTGATTTCGCCGCCTTCATCTGTGCCACTTCAAGAGTGAGTGCGGCAATCATCTGATGTTCAGGTGACGGCTCAGGTGTAGGTCTGTCAGCATCTGGATCATAACCAGAATCAGGAATGACTTGACCGTCAACAATGCTGGCGTGGTTCTCATACAAGCCAATGGCATCAGCAACTTCAATAACTTCAAATCCTTCATCGGTTGGCCCTACTGGTCTATTTTCATCAGCGTTTGCCCAATTAAGCAGACGGTTATTGGTGTCCGTCCACACTTTGATTTTCATAATGTCATCTCCCAGTTACGCAAAATATGAATCCCCCGTTGGATAATCGTCTTGTGTTAGATAAGAAACAGATCCGCCATAACTACCAGAAGCTTTGGAAATGTTGCTATACCAGCCGACCGTTCCTCCACTTGGCGTGCTTGAATACATAGCTGTAGATTGTCCGGGATCTGAAAAGCTCAAGCAGCTTGCAACAATCTTGTTTGTCAAATAAGGCTTGTAACCGGGTCTAATATCTGCGAGCCTCAAGAAATTGTACTGATTAGCTATTGTGTGAATTTGAAAGTTGGCGGTCACCAAATTGCCACGTCTTGTGTAGTAAATATATGCCCAATCAATATCAATGTTGCTTAGCGCGGTTGTATTGACGTAGAAAAATGTCACGTTGTCTGCCGAAGTGAATTCAGATTGAATATATTTTTTGGTAGCGGCACTGGGGTCACTGATCAGCGTTTGCAACTGAAGTGCACCACGTTGGAGTGCAACTGACGACATGTTTCCCTTTTGATCAGGAGTGGTGATGTAGTTGAACATTCCATTTGGGCTCAAAAGAGATTTGTAGTATTGACCATTGGGATTGCCATTATTGTCTTCGATGTTTCCCAGTATACTTAGATTCGCATCTTTTAGTTCAAGATTGCCAGAACTCTTGGCACCGTCAATCTGAACATGGTTGAAAGGCGAATTAATGTCAGGCGAATTGATGGTTGATGTATCAACCTCAATCGATTGCAGTTTTTTGATGCTAAGCACTGCCTGCTGAATGCTTTGGTCAATCCAAGTTGATCCATTGTAATACTGCAATGCCGTGGCATCGTTAAGCGTTGTCCCATGCCACCACAAGTCGCCTTTCTTGGGACTAGCGGGCGTGCCAAGCTGAATGTATGTGTATGGCACATCCTTGCTTCCGGGAACACCTTGTGGTCCTTGTGGACCTTTGATATTTCCAAGCACACTCCCAACTCCAAAGACTCCACCACCGCCTCCGCCACCAACGGTTACAGCATCAATCTGAAAAAGGTTTCCAGATGGAGTGATTATAGTATCGCCAATTTTTGGAGGATTATCAACAGACGGTGCTGGACTTAAATCAGACCACCAATGGCCTGAACTTTGTGATCCATACTCTTGATTGCTTTTGAAAATCTGCTTGCCACGCTCACCTTTAAAAAGCGCCCAGTTGTAATCAGCTGGATTGGTGCTGTCGGCCAGCGTGAAGTCACTGTACGTGCCCATGTACGTATATTTAACAGGATTAGTTAGATTTTCCACTTCGATCTTGACATCAAAATCCACTTGTGAACTATCTGCTACGCCACCAAAGTTTAATTGCATCCAAACATTGTTAGTTGTTGCAGTGTATTCTAACTGATATTCCGTTGACATTGTAATTGCGTTTGGTAACACAATTTTACTTGTTGATGTAACGCTCTCTGTGTATTCGTTGTTTACTACAAACTGCAAGCCATACCCATTATATAATTCAAAGGATAGGCGGTTAGTATAGCGGACGGTAAACCTAAGTTTGTCACCAACTTTAGCTGGGAATGATTTAGATAATACTTCATATCCGCCAGTGCCTTTTCCAGTAACTTTAAAACTGCTGTCGGCATTGCTAACGAATTTATAAGTAGAATTAGACATTGAAGTGTTTTTTGCCCAGCTAGTAACATTTAAAATATCTAGTCCAACAGCTGATTTATAATCAGGATTAAAATCAAGAGTTCCGTCAGCACTGTTTGACCAGGCGGTGTGAAAATAGCTTGTACGGCCATCTGCACCCTTTGCACCGGGAACACCGTCAGCACCGTCTTTGCCCTGAATCAATGCCCACTTGCCGGCGTAATCAGCCGGATTGTCACTTGGGACTGATGACTTATTTGACCAAACGATTGCCATATACTTCTTACCACTTGGGAAGGCACTCATGTTGGTACCCTTATCGTCATCGGCATAACGAAGCCAAGGATAATATTGAACGGTTTTTGAGATATTCGACATCTGGTTGGCAAGCTCGCTGAGGCGTTCGTCAAAGCTAACTGTCTCGTGCGCAAACTCGCCCAAAGTAAGCTTGACAGAATGGTTAGCACGGCTGCGCTGAATGCTCAACACTTTGGCAGACAGGAATAGCTGTTGATTCACATCAGCAATGTGGACGGTTTGATTAAGCGGTACATATGGTGAATTAACCAAATCAATATCGTACGTTTCGTTTGGATGGTTATACTTTTTCAAGTCTGCCAAAGCCGCTTGCAAAAGTGCCGCCTGCGATTTTGAATCAAACGTTTTAACCCGATTCCAGTCAGACTGTGTTGGGTTAGGGTTGCTGTTGCTTAACAAACGTGAATATTTCTGCACAGCAATGGTATCGTGCAAGAACCCGTACTGATCAAGCACAAACTGTCCCGTTGGATCAGTCCATTTGTAGCCGATCAAGTTGATTGGGTCCTGATTAGTTGATCCATTCGTACTTTCTGGCACCGCTCCATAAGCCTTGATCGATGTTTCCATGTCATAGGTATCGAGGTGCGTGACGATATTGTTGATATCCTTATTCATTTCAAAGAAAATCAAGCTGTCACCGGCCGTTTCATGTCGAATGTTAATGACATGCTTAACCAAATTCGTTCCAACAAACTCAAATCCAAAACTAAGCACTGCATCAAAATCTTTTGCCACGGCAATAATGCGAGCCAACGATGATTCTTCACTAGTCCACTCGAGTGTTCTAACATTTTCAGGAAATTCATTAACGCCAATCTCCCAGCCAGAATCATTTGTAAACCTCGTGATGTAGTCAGCGATGGTATATGGTTTGTCGGCCTTGTACGCGCCAACGGTTTCGTTAATCAAATCATTACCGGCATCACTAGCAACAATTGAGTGGATATGTCCTAGAGAATCATGGTCAGCCGATTCAATTACCATTTGGTGAGCGTTGCCTTCTTCATCTTGATACATGATGAAGTTGGTTGCTTTAGCCATCTCATTGACTGCTTGTTCCTGATCATTCGTGAAGTGAATATCAAGAGAAAGCTCGACCGCAGGACGATTGTCAACACTTTGTGTTTCTATATCGTTGTCAATTCGCCATTCGCCTTTGCCATCAGTCGACCCAACACCCAAAATGTTTGATTTTCGATCTGAAAAATAATACTCCATTTATAGCCACGCCTCCCTTATCTCGAATTCACATGCAAATGGTTGCGCCCAGCTCGAAGGCGTGATAGCAATCTCAGTATCACCGGGCGGCAGTTTAAATTGCTCCCATTGATTACCGATCGTGTGCATGGTTGGGTCAAGAGACCCATTCAAGTACGTCTTGGCATTCGCCACATCAATCTTGAGAACATCACCATCGCTAAAGCGATTCTTGATATTCGTATACCAGCTAACATTTTGCCATTTGACGGTGGACGCAATCAGATACATGGTCGATTCGCCCCATGTCTTGTCACGCATGAACCACGTGGAGAATTGCTTGGTCTCAACATCGGCAGCATCCGCAAAGGTAAACTGGCGGGTAATAGTCGTCTCTCGTCCTTGATTGCCAACCCATGGTGACACTCGGAAAACAACTGAATTGCCAAATTTCTGTAATTCCAACTGAATGAACTTGTCGTTAGTGAAAATGCTACGATCAAGCTTTTCATTGACGACTAGTTGGTCTTTGTAGTAGCACATCCACCATATTTGGTCAGACAGTGCACTATTGTCTTTTAGTATCATCTGAAAGATTGGCTTGCCGTCACTTTCTAAGGTTGTTTCGAGTGAGCCAACCTTTGAGACACCAGTTTGGAAGCGCGTCATGACATCCCAAGTCAGATTGCTCTTGAAGTTACCGTTATGCGTCTGGACGAGATTGTGCTTGATTGAAGGACCGTTCCAATACTTGTGGTTGCCAGTAATGCTGGACCAATTAGGCTCAACCTTCCAGCCATCATAATCGTCATGAGTCCAAATCGCATTACCGATCTGTTCGTTAGGCATACTATGATCACCACCCCAATAGGGATTGTTTGTGGCGGCTTGATTATCCATATGTGAGCCTTGAACAGCGGCTAAGTTAAGTGCTACTTCGCTTTCTTCGGTGGTGAAACCATCTATTTCTTGCGTGCCGAATTGGAGAATACCCGGGCGATCATTAACAATCCCAACCATGCCGTTATCAGCGTGCATAGTTGCCGTAATAACTGGCTCAACCGGATAGGTACCACCATTGTGAACCGTGATGGTGTTGGTATAGTATTCAGGATCAGCTGGGTTAGGCGACCAAGGAGAAGCAGAGGTGCCTACTTCAACCTTAATCCAGACTTCGATGGTGGCATTCAGATTGTACATTCCAACATCAATCTGATTGGCTGTTCCCGTTAAGGGATTCTTTGTCATTGTCTTCGGCACTGATGTATACACACCATTTCCGGTGATAGGGATCAGGTTAATTAATCCCGTCCAGTTTTCTGTGCTTAAACCATCTTTAACATCAATACATGGCTCAGTACTATTAGTGGAATCTACCTTCCCCTGATAATTAGTGACGATAACTTTAGCCACAGTAGTAATGGTATTCCCTGACAAGTCTTCTGAAAGTTGCATATGAATGGGATATGAATTTGTTGATGTAGTGTTGGATCCACTGGCGTGTGAAGCTAGGACAAGATTTACTGGCATGTCCTTGTATGGCATATTGTCAAACGTCTTCGTGGCTACCGAGTGTGCAATGCCATCGGGGAC